GAACTTAGTTGCAAGCTCAACAATATCGCTGAACTCTTTTACAGATTCAATCCGCCCCAGGTTAATACTACCCAGATTACAGACATCACTATCATCAGAACTAACTACCTCTGTGCAAGCATTCCGAAGTGTATCAGACTCATCTTCAAAGAAGTTAAAAGAGAACCCTGGTTCAGCAGTACGCAAAGCCTGTTGAACATTCTTCTTAAATACTTCACCTACATCTCCGGTTTCCCAGTACTTTAGCAGCCAATCCGTATTATAATTGACGCTGATGTTAGTCATATCTAGCGGTGCAGGGAAGTTAAAGTCCTGCTCTTTGATTTGCTTTAACGTGAGACCGGTATTACCTACAGGCATCCGGTCCCAATCCTTGGCGGTTAGGAAGTCGTTGACATCACCATGATCCCAGTTCAGGGAAGCATAGATAGCCGACCGGCGTGAGCCACCTTGCATAACCCGGCGACCGATCTCATTGATCATCTGCATCTTAGGGATAGGACCGGATGCTACCCCGCCTGTACCTTGCAAGATACGACCGGATTGGCGATAGACACTATAGTCAACCCCAATACCGCCACCGGTCATCAGGCAGGACTCGGACTTCCATGACAGGTTAGCCCAATCCTCTCTGGTATCCTCCTCAGCTTTAAGCAGGAAGCAGTTGTTATAGTATCGATTCTTCCGACCGGCATAGTACAGATAGCGACCGCCAGGAACAAACTTAAGATCACGGATATACTTCTTAAGCTGGGCCTTTTCATCCCTGGTGATCAGGTCTCGCTCACCACTGCGTAGATTACCGCACACATCCTCTATCAGAGTATGCGCTAGTTCCTCCCAAGTATCCGCACCTGGATGGGAATACTTAAGATTAAAGATATCCTCCGAGAACCGTGATCGGAACATCGGATTAGCATTTGATTTAAAACTAGTCATTAACTTCAACCTTAATTTTATTAACTGTTAATCCGTCGATGCACTGTTCTAAGGCATCCGTAATCATATCTTCTAATTCGTTGGCTACACCGGACACCCCGTCTGATGGAATCCAGGTAGCCTCCGAATCAATCTCTAATAAGATCTGTACCCTAGACTTCATAGCCGAAACTTTGTGCCTCGGAGAAGATCAGGATACGTAAGAGGAAGCGAAGCCGGGTACATCTTTTGATACTCAGCGATCAGACCGCTTAGCTTTGTTGCTGCCTCACGGTATTTCTCGCGTGCATCTGCGATAGTATTGAGCATATCGCTTCGGCTGTCTTCCTTGATAGACTTAATCTTAGCTTTACGCTGCTCGATTTCTTCTTCTAGTTTAGCAATCTCGTCAATCATAGTCATTTGCTTAATCCTCTTTGATAGCAACTTCACCGCCTAGAGCGGAGTAACCAACCTTATCAATCCAACTATCCACATGTTCCGGGCTAGTGATAAGTCTACAAGTCTTCAACCAATCCATAGCCAGTGCCACCTTCTCAGGTGCTACATTAACACCGAAGATAACCGACCACCCTTTAGAGATGTTTAAGAAATTCTGACGAGCATCCCCATAGTCCTTAGCTCTGTCACTCGTGATAAGATCATTAGCCTCAAGAATAATCTTACAGCGGTCCATGTTAATTCACCGGATTAATTTTAGGAAATGGTAGTCCATACTGATCGCCGTCAGTGAAATCGGATTGAGTAAAGTCTTCGTCTACTTCCTCAACGAATGAATCAATAATCTGCCTGATAGCATCAATGATCTGGGTGGACAGAACAGCTACGGCATCATACTCTTTTGTGCCGACAGTCGACTTATCTACGAACTCATATGATTGAAGAAGGATGTTCTGTGATCCCGGCTCACAATACACAAAGATCCCGACCGTGTTGTTAGGGATCTCGAAAGGGAAATTCATTTCTTCTTTGGTTTCGTCTGACATACGGTTAACTCCAAGAAATCTTTAGCGTATAAGACTGCTATAGGTTCTTTGCGGTCTTGCTTATATATAGCTACTGGTCGTGTGTTGTCAATAAGGTTAGACTCTGCCTGCTCTAAGGCATCGTACAACCCAACTCTTGCTCGTGCTTTACACTCAACGGTCCAAGGGAATGCGCGACGGGCCAGAGGACTAAGACCAATATCAGGACCATTAACGCCACCAGGAGTTGAGGTAATGTCATCGTTCTCAACTCCTGCCAGATTTGACCTTAAGAAATCTCTGACCCATTGCTGTAGCCTACGGCCCTTAGCCTTAGCAGACGCTACGGATATCTTCTTCTTCTTGGTAGAAGGTGTAGTATTCGTAGGCATCTCTAACTTTCGACTTTGCTTTAGGCCGGTACTCCAAGGTTTCCCAGCACGAGAATTTAAAACTGCAATAAGAACACGTAACTCCTAACTTCCTATTGCCTGTTTCTTTCTTATAGAAAGTCTCTGGTACATCCGAAAACTCCCGCTTGAAGTTGGTATCGTCAGCTTCCAGAAACCTATCAAGGGTGTCCTTGATCTTCCTTCGGTATTCGTCTTCATCGCCAGGATCAGCAGGACATACCAGCATCTCTCCGGTCTCTTTACTGATAACGATCCAACCGCCGATCTTCAGATCAGGATACTTGACTCGTTCTGCTAAGGTGTAACCCCATAACTGATCTACGTAACCAAATGAATCTCCTTCCTTTAGATATTTGTAGGAAGAAAACTTGCGCTCGAAAGCAAACTTAGATGCGCTCTTGATATCCCACATAGACAGTTCGCCATCGATATCAATCATCAGGTCGAACTCTCCGTTAAGATCTCCTAACGGTGTCTCAAGTCGTGTCTTCTGATTCAAGGCTACGATATCAACACCGGCAGACTTAAGGATAGCAACAGCGATAACCTCAGTCATATCACCGTAAGTCATCTTGATCTTAAAACTGGGTAACTCAGGTGTCATAGCCATACCGATCTTCTCAGCATGTAACTGACAGAACGGCTTACCGATTTGTGATAGAGAGGGAAGACCTTTCCTAGGTCCACGGGTCTCGTTAAACCTTTCTAGTTTCTCCGCAAACTGTTGAGCGGTCTGAGCCAGTACCTCTCGGGGGATCTCAGGGTTCCCGCTAAGGAACCCGTCGATCTTTTCCTGCAAAGGATGCTTAGAACTAAGCACCGGTTATGCCTCTAGAACGTCATCGAACTCGTCAACAACCTCACTGGCATTCTCCCGCATCTTATCCAGAATCTGCTCATTCTCAACCTTAACCAATTGAGCAAAGTCGCTCAGCAACTCCTGGTAATCACTATCAAGATCGATGATGTTGGTCATGATCGGCTTGTACTTAAGGTTGAACCACTTGTTAGAACCTCGCTTCTTAAGTTCAAAGTCAATCTTAAGTTCTACAGAGGCAGGGTTTACGCCTTGCTTTACAATACCGCCGATGACATTTCCGATCTCCATAAAGTTAGACGGACCAAGACGGAGGCGGAATGGGACACTATCAATATCCTTAGTACCACCGGTTGAAGGATCGACTGCATCAACCATACGAACCGTACCATATACATGTCGGTACAGCTTGACCTTGCTAGCGGTAGCATAAGCAGTCGGATCTTCTACACGTAGCTTCTCACGCACCTTAGCCGGAACCCAGCCACACTTATCACCACCTAACCAATCGATAGCAGGCTTACTAAAGTCTCGGAAATGAGCGGACATATTAGTATATTCTTCGGCATCCGAATCGAACACGGCGGTCTGCATCGTGTCGAGATAAACCCGAAGATAGCAATCATTCGAGTATAGCTCGGTATCATCAGTGTCCCGCAGAGCAAGAGACGGTGCAGGTACAGTCAGTAGGCTACCATCTGAGCCCTCGACAGAGGAATCCCGGTTGATACGGAGACGGGCGATGTTAGGTCCAGCCGGAGAAAGGGTTGTGTAAAGCTGGGAAAAATCAGTGGAGTCAGTGATGATAGCTAGATTACTCATAAGTATGTCCTTCATTAATTTCGGTGCGAGTGACTTTTCCGTAAGGGTCGATAACTAACTGGTTAGTTCCTCTGATAACAAACCCATAGGCATTGAGTGCCTTGATAAACTGTTCGACTAGAACAAGCCAAGTTTCATCGTAAGGGTGGCTAGAGGAACAGTTTACCGACTGATAACCGGTATTACCGGAACTTAAACTGATTGACAGGTGGATACATTCTTCGTCTTCATCGTGCATCATGTCGTACATATTATCCTCGCGTTGCTAATGAGGGTATATATAATCCCATAGTTTCTAAAAGTCAAGAGAAATCTTCTTGCTCCATCCAGTTTTTTCCTTTAGACATCTCAACCGCCAAGGGTATGAAGGGATCTATACCGAATCGATCAGTCGCTTCCTGTTGTGCATCAAGCAGACACTGAGGTCCAACCTGCTTAATGATATTGATTTCGTCGGGGTGAGTATCAACCAGCACACTATCATGGACCGTGTTGATCACTAGGCTTTTAAGCTGCATCCGTCTTAGGGTTTTATGCAGGATGATCACCCCGAGCGGGACTATCTCCGCCGTAGCTACAGACTGAACCGGGTAGTTAACGATCTGGGTCTTGGCACTAGCTGTACCATGCCTGGTGCGGTGTACGCCGGGAAACTCAAACTGTCTACCTGTTGCTGTGACAACCCGTTCAGTACGAATAGCCTGATCCTGTAGTTCAATATGCCATTGAAACACTCCTTGATACTTGTCGAAGAACTCCCGAAAGTAAGCCATCTGTGCTGGTGTACCTGTTGTACCACCGTACAGCGGACGGAATGTAGATGCTTTAGCTGGCCCACGTTCTGTAGGCTCGCCGTTATCAGTCAAGACCTGGGCCGTATAAGCATGTACATCAAACCCTGACTCGACTTCCTGTTTTATCTTAGGATCTCTGGCAAGAATACCAGCCACCCGGAACTCTAGCTGGGAGTAATCAATCTCGATAAGCTGACCGCCATCGAACCGGCTAACGAATGCCTTACGAACCGGGAACAGTTTACCTTTAGGGAAGTTCTGTAGGTTGGGATTGCTACTACTTAAGCGACCAGTAGCA